ACAAATCTCCCCTAACCCCTCTTTACTAAAGAGGGGGATTTTTTGAGGTTATAAGCAACCTTTGATTAAGTAGCCTGCCGATGCACCGAGTAAGTGCGGTTTGTGAATGTCGGTGGTGCGGATCACTTCGAGCTTGCCACCGTTTTCTTTGTAGGTGTCCACAAATAAGCCACCTTGACGGCGAACGGTGTAGCCGTAAGACGGTTCATACACCGTACCTTTGCGTTCGGTTGAACGTGGTGCAACGTAAGCAAGTACAATAGCGTCCGACCAGATGTCTTTAAGCTGATTGCTTTCTTCGTAAACGGCTTCGCCGATTTTCACGGTGTCGATACCAATCAATTTGGCGAACACTTCAGGCGTTACAATCGCCACCTGTGAGTATTTGAGTTTTTCAATCACCGCAGGGTGTTCTTTCAACGCCGCCCACACATCGCCTGCAATCACGCATACATTCGGCTTGCGACCAATCGCACGCTTCACGGCACGAATGCCCGTGTCGAACATCGCAAAGATGTCTGCTTGTTTGCTAGTGATTTTCGATGTACCGCTTAACGTGACTTTGTTGCCACTATCGTATTTGCTTTCATCAAGCGCGAGCGTTGCCACTTCTTTTTCTCGACCGAGTGCAATCACATCTTGGGTGGTGTTTAAGGCGAATTGACGGAGCGAGAAAATTGCTTCGTTTTCCTCGCGGTAGTCGATGGCGTATTCCACATCGTGCTCTTCCAACGCCACGTCGATTGCCGTGATGTCTTCAGGGTCTAAACGATTGGATGTACCGCGTAAGTTACGCACCGTACTTGGTAAGCGGAATGCAAGGCGACCGAATTTCGGAATTTTGCCCGCTTCTTTGTCGATTTCGACGGTCGGCATTAACATTTCGCCGATGAGTTCTAAATTGTGATAGCCCTGTGCCAATTTGGTTAAAACAGGATCTTGCACACGGAGTGCTGCGAGATTGTGAGCAGTCATAAATTTCCCTTCTATTGATAAATTGCATTAAAAGCGGCGGTGTAGCTCACGCCGTGTTCTTTGGCATACGCCATAATTTTTTGGTCAGCTTCGATGCTGGCTGGGTTTGTGCCTTCGGAATATTCCACCGTACCATCTTGCGGTGCTGCCGCTTTGTCTTTGGTGGCGACTTCACCGAAGTTCACCACTTGTGGCTGAGCCCCCAAAAAGGCTTTGAGTTTGCTGTGTAGGTTTTCGCCTTCGCTAAATTCAACTACACCACCTTGCATTGTGGTGGAAGCATAGTTCAATAAATCTACCGCTTGCTGTTTAGCAATCGGGGCAAGTTTGCCCGCTTTCACTAAACCTTCAGCAAAGTCGGCATTTTCAGCTTTAGCTTGATTGAGTTCGGCTTCCGCTTTTTCGGCTTTTGCTTTGGCGTTTTCATCTTTGAGTTGCTGATTTTCAGCACGCAAGCGGTCTAATTCCGCTTTCTCTTCTGCACTCATTTCAGGTTCTCCTTGAGTTGGTTCAGTTTGAGTGGGGTTAATAGTTGCTGGGGCTGCTGTTGCTTGGGTAGTAGCCTCTTCGCAAAAATCCACAATGCCTTGCTCGCTCTCTGAAAATTCAGGATTACGCAAGCCTTTCACAGCTGGGGGCATTGCGCCTAAAAAACCGACATGGCGTAAATAGAGCGAGCCTTGCTTTGGATTGTCAGGGCTATTGGCAAGGTAAAAAGATGCCGACACTTTTTTGAAACGCCCATCTGTGACCATTTCGGCAAATTCAGGATGAACTTGGTCAAGCTCGGCTTTCAGCACATCGCCGTCTAACTGCAAGCCTTTCACCCACGCATAGGCGGGGGCTTCCATTGTGGGGTGTCCGATAACGGCAGGGGCTTCGTGATAGGCGACATCGTAGGCTTCTACCGCCTGTTGCAAATCGGCTGGGGTGATTTCCACTACTGTACCGTGTGCATCTGGGCGTTTGCCTGCTTTAAAAATTTCAATCAGGGTCATTCGATTCTCCTTGTGTTGGCAAACATCATAGAAAAAACGACCGCTTGTTACTTTTAAACTGGTTTAAGGAATGAAAATGGGAAAGAGAAAGTGAGAAGGGAGTGAATGGGGCGTTTTGGCGTGTTTATCGGTGTTTATAAACACGCCCAAGGAGATTTAGACGATAATTTATCGAATGGGATTTAAAACGCCACAATGGGCGTTTTATGCGTTATTTTTGAAAATTGGGCGATACTATAGATTTTGGTCGATTTGGCGTTGTAGAACAGCCTTTGCTTTCTCTAATAATTTTTGCTCATTTTGTGAATTGACACCTAACCACGGACGAGCAGGAATTTTTGACTGTTTAGCGAAGACGGTGTTGTCGCCTTTACCAAATTTTAATCGCTTGCCTTTCTTCGGTTTAATGACACCACCGAATTGGTGCAATCTGGCATACTTGGCATCTGAACCAAATTCAACGCTGTTGTTATCGTAGTTGTAAGCCGTTCTCTCAGATAAATAGCCTCGATGTTTTAAGATTTTGTCATTGCCTTTTATCTCTTGGGTGATTGGTGAAAGAGGCTTCCATTTGTTACCATCAGGATCAACTTCCTGCTTAAACCGTTCCGCGTGGATTTTTTTCAAGGTTTCGCCCAATACGCCGTAGAGCTTGCGGGGTTGTTTGAGCTGATTTGCAATACGGTGGAGTTTTTCCACCGCTTGCATGTCGTTTAGGCTGATTTTGATCATTGGATTATTCCGCTCTAAAATGCAAGCGTGGTAATGTTGCCACGCTTTAATTTAAGGAATTTATTATGCAAGAAAATACTTATTTGCTACAAAATATCTTCGTTGCACAAGTCGCTACATTGGCTAAATCCATTAAGGCGGAAAAGAAAGCTAAAGGTATTAGCACAACTAGCGATTGTTATCGTGAAGCGATGATTGAGATCATTCAGAACCGCGACAAGATCTTGAGCCTACTGGACGAGATACAAACACACTACTAATATCAAATTTTTGATAATCGTGAATGTAAGCTGAAACCCAATTTAGTACGGCTTGCGCTTCGTTAATTGTTAAGCCTTGGAAATGTGGTAGCACTTCTAAGGCTTTTAATTTTTCTTGTTCTTCAGTCATTTTTTATTCTCCTATTGATTAAAAAATAAGTTGGGCGTATAGTATTTCTAACGGTGGAGGTTTCCTACTGGAAAGGTTGTGCTGTCAAAGGCTCATTATCCTGTTCGAATCAGGCAAACCACCGTTATAGTTTCCCCCACAACACTTCATATTTGTGCATTCCCGACTTATCTGTAAATACACTCGCTGTTCTGACCAAATTGACTTTATGAGGTAGCTTTTTCTTACTTAACTCATCTTTCAGTTTGATTTCATAGTCCATTTTTACCGCAACCTTGCCTTGCTCGGTTTCATAGATAAAAAGCAAGGTGGGTAATTTCTGATCCGTTTCTAACAAAATCGCAGTTGGATTTTTCAACTTTTCAGGCAAGTCTTCCCAAAATTCAATCGGCAGGTTAATGCCTTTGGTTTGCTTGGTATCACGCAGGGCGTGCAATACATCTTCATCTCTAACTGCAATCACGGCTGACTGTGGAGCTTTTTCAAGTGCGGTCAATTTATCAATCACTTTGGCAGGAATTACGCCCACGTTTTTCATCTGTCCGCGCGCCAGTTTTTCGGTAGAGACGGTATCTACCATCAACTTCATCGCGCCGTTTAACATCATCACCGCTCGGGGATTTTGTAACACGTTTTCAATCAGCAGGCTGGCGAGTTTCGGTTCGGCATTGACGAACTTATTGAACAACAACTGATCAACGTCTGCATTTCGCCCTGCAGTCAAGCGTTCAAAATTATGCGGTTGAAATCCTACATCATAGCCTTTCGGCACGCGTACCATTCTTGGATTGCCCGAACGTGTGCCGACTAGTTTTTCCTGCCATTCGATTTCAGGCGATGGGGTGACGGTTTTGCCCATCTCTTTCAAATCATCTTCATCGTGAGCGGTGACGGTGCAGTGGCAGCCGTAGGCTTTAATGGGGTAGTAATAACGCCAAAATGGATCGCTTGCGGGCAAAATCATGCCGTCTAAATAAATATGCTCTTGACGTGGGTGAGCGTTGTCGTGGTGATGATATTCCCAATAAGGCATCACATCAGCCAAATCTAAATGTTGCTGCAACCGTCCGCGATTGTAGGCAGCGTAAACGTTGGTGTCGTAAATAATACGAGTTCGCCAATTTCTGCCGCCGTTGTAATCCCAACCTGTGCGAGCGACAATTTCGTCAAACCGCTTGCGAAAACTCTCCAGCGTTTCGCCGTTGTTGATGGCTTCGTCCACTGCTTCACGAAAGGCAAGCAGCACTTCATTGCGGTTTGCTCCTGCGACCATAAAAAAGTAGTCGTGTTCTTCGCCAAGCACATCAAGATAGCTATTGGTGGGCAAGTTGAGTTTCTTCTCAAAGTACCGCACCTGTTGTTCAAAAGTGAATTTGTCCATTATTTACGCTCATCTTCTACGGATTGTCGCCCTGCAAATTGGGCAGCGGTTGAACCCCACGCCAGCAGTTCGCCATATTCGGCATAGCTGAGTTCTGGGATTAGGCTATCCAGCTGATTGCGGAAATCCTCAAGACTTTCGGCTTGCCCCAGTTGGTCGCGAATACTTTGCAACCAATGCTCAACGTGAGCTTCGCCTTCTACTTCCAACTGTTCGCCGATGGTCTCAATCACGCTTTTGGGGATTGGCTCGGCAAAATCCACCTTATCCGTCCCTTTCTTTTGTAAAGAGGGGTTAGGGG